CATATGGTTTATGAGAATAAAATCACCAAACTTACAGAATCAACAAAAGAGCTACGTGCTCTTTTGATCGAATCCAAGAATCAGCTCATGAGGCTGAACTTGGAAAACGCCAAGCTTGTTTATCAAAACAAGGCATTAAGCAGCACCTCCTTGAATGAGCGACAAAAAAATCAAATTGTCGAAGCTGTTCAATCTGCCAATTCTGTTGAAGAAGCGAATATGATTTTTGAGACAATTCAAAACGCAGTGGGTGTTTCGAACTCCCGTAAGAGTTCGAGACCACAAACACTCCGTGAAGCTGTCACAAGACCTACATCGCTTTTACTCAATTCTAAGAAAAACAACGAGGCAACAAAAGACCCAGCAATGGGTCGAATGCTGCGTTTAGCAGGTTTACAGAAATAATGACATTCAATTATTACAAAAATAAAAGGAGGTATTAAAAATGTCTATTGTAGAAAAACTAACAGAAGGCATTGTTAATCGTGATCTCTCTGCAGACGGTGCTGCTCTCATTTCTAAATGGGAACAGACCGGTCTTCTTGAGGGTATCGGTAGCGATGAACTTCGAAACGGAATGGCTCGGTTGCTTGAAAACCAGGCAAAAGAGCTTCTCCGTGAGTCCAGTACCATGGGCGCTGGTGGCGACGTTGAGGGCTTTGCAGCTGTTGCGTTCCCGCTGGTTCGCCGAGTATTCGGCAATCTGATCGCCAACGATCTCGTTAGCGTTCAGCCAATGAGTCTCCCTAGTGGTCTCATCTTCTTCCTCGACTTTACAACGTCGACGACTATTGGGGACGGCAATTCGGCGGACAATCCCCGATTGGGTTATCCAACGAACACATCACTCTACGGTGGTGGGCGAGTTGGTGCCGAGATCACCGGCGGTGTTCTCCTTACAGGAGTAAATGCCGAACGTGGTCCGTATGCCCTCAACAACGGTTATGCGTCTGCTACAGGTTCGATTACCGTTGCCACAGTACTGGTCTCTTCGGGCACTGTTGGTGCAGCCGGCGGATTTGAAAAACACACTAATGATGCGGGCAGTGTATACACCAATGCAAATATGCTTGAGTATGATCAGGATCTGGTATCCGGATCGTCTGTTGCGGTAGCCTCTATCCTGAAGACGACTCTGACCAGCGGTCAGTATGACTTTGACGATTTCGTTGCAATCGCGTTCTCGGCGTCGATGGCAACTGGGCGTCTTGTGCGTAGGTTAACCCGTGAGGATCCTAACGATAGTACGAAGGTGCTCCTGTTTGCAAATGCGACAGGGTCGGAGACAGTGGCCGCGGTTGCCGCGCAGCTCGACGGTGTTTCTAACATTCAGGCTCCCATTGAGGATAACTTCACTGCCGGCGGCGGCCTTGGATCCTTGGTTGGTGCAAATACCTGGGCCCTCGAAGGAAGCGCAGATATCCCCGAGATCGACATCAAGATCGATTCAGTGGCTGTCACCGCGATGACCAAGAAGCTCAAGGCCAAGTGGACCCCGGAGTTAGGACAGGATCTTAACGCCTACCACAACCTTGATGCCGAGGTTGAGCTGACTCAGATTCTTTCTGAGCAGATTGCTCTCGAAATCGATCAGGAGATTCTTGAGGATCTCGTGCGTGGCGCAACTGCCGCTACTCGCTACTGGTCGCGCAATGCAGGTAAATTCGTCAATCGTGTGACGGGTGCTGAGATCGGTGCGTCTGGTACTCCAGATTTCACTGGTAACGTAAGTGAGTGGTATGAAACCCTCGTTGAGACAATCAACGATGTTTCTGCCCAGATCCACCGTAAGACTTTACGTGGTGGTGCCAACTTCGTCGTCTGCGGACCCGAAGTTGCCAACGTCCTTGAGTTTACGGCTGGCTTCCGCGCTAACGTGACCGCTGATAGCGATCGTGGCGATATCGGTGCTGTAAAAACTGGTTCTCTTTCGAAGAAGTTCGACATTCTTGTCGATCCTTACTTCCCGCGTAACTTGGTCCTTGTTGGCCGACGCGGTAGTAGCTTCCTTGAAAGTGGCTATGTGTATGCACCTTATGTGCCGCTGCAGACCACACCTACGATCTTCGGTGTTGAAGACTTCGTGCCTCGCAAGGGCGTGATGACCAGATATGCCAAGAAGATGGTTCGTCCAGATATGTATGGTTTAGTTATTGTACAGGATCTCGATGGCAATCCGACTAGTGCTTAGTTGATTGTTAAAGATATCGAATAATATCTGACGATAGGTCAAAATAGTAAAAGCCCCGCCTCTTTTGAGGCGGGGCTTTCTATTTACTAGTGTAGTAGTAGGGGAAAAATAAATGGCCGTACCGAAGCTAAATCCAGCATCGACGTCGAACTCAAATATCTTGCCTGTCACAGGGACCGCTGGCAACGTTGCGGCAACTCTTCCTTTTGGTATATATGGTTCAACCGCGTTTCTGTCCGGGGCAGCAGACCAAGTTGCATATACTTATAAAAAGCTCGGCGGAGATGTATTAGATGTTGAGCTAGCCGAAGGCAATGTATATTCGGCCTACGAAGAGGCGGTACTTGAATACTCATATTTAGTTAATCTACACCAGAGCAAAAATGCATTGGGAAGCATGCTCGGCGCTGCTACTGCCTCTTTTGATCAGGATGGACAGATAGTTGCGGGCGATGCAGTTTCGGGGTCAAACGTTGAATTAAAATATCCTCGATTTGACTACGGATTTACTAAAAGAGTTGCCCAAGGTTTGGCAACCGAGACCGGGATCGGAGGTCTTGTTCCTATCTATTCGGCTTCAGTCGATATAATACCACAACAACAAGACTATGATTTGCAGACGATCATTTCTAGTTCGTCCGACTCCGGCGGCACTGCTTTTGCGGGCCAAGTCCAAGACAAACGCGTTGTGGTACGTAAGGTTTTCTTTAAGACCCCGCGCGCGATGTGGAGATTCTATGGTTACTATGGAGGCTTCTCGGTGGTTGGAAACATGAGAACCTACGGACAGTATGCTGATGATTCGACATTTGAGATCGTTCCAGCGTGGCAAAACAAGCTTCAAGCCATAGCATACGAAGACGCTATAAATACAAGAATTTCCCACTATTCGTATGAAATCAAAGACAATATGTTAAGAATTTTTCCACGACCCGAGGGGTACAGCCCCAAAAAGTTTTGGGTACAATTTACAATCGATAATCAATATGAACCGTGGGAACAAACTGGCCGCGGCAGAGAGGGTATTGACGGGGTCAATAATTTAAATACGTTACCGTTTAATAACCTCCCCTATGAAAGCATTAACTCTATTGGCAAACAGTGGATTCGTCGGTTTGCACTCGCCTTGACAAAAGAGATGTTGGGACAGATAAGAGGCAAATTCTCGGTTATTCCAATTCCTGGCGAAAATGTCACGCTTAATTTTGCCGACCTACTAGGGCAGGCGAAAGCAGAGCAAGATGCTTTGCGTGAGGAGCTTAAGACGATCCTGGAAAGCACAACCTATGTTGCGGTCGCCACCAACGACGCGTCCCTACAAGATGCCAGCGAAAAGGTTTTGTCAAATGTTCCCACCGGCATCTTTGTAGGATAGAGACATGTCCCGAAGCAAGCGAACTCAAAAGCAAATTCAGGATAAAAAAAGTACCAAGTATGATTATATTGGTAACGAAAGCGTTGCCAAAAAATTGCATGAAATTGAATTCATGCCTTCCTCGTTAGAAACTATCGATGGGGCTATGTTAAGATTTGTTGATGAAGAACTAAACTTATCGGTTACCACAAACGAGGGTTTTAAAAAGGTCCCAGTTCTGTGGGTTACGGCCGAAAGGGCCTATCAACTAAAACATAATAGAGAGCTTCGGGATTCTGAGGAGACATTGGTTTTACCGTTGATTAGTGTTAATCGAGCGACTGTTATAAAGGAACCCAATTTTAAAGGTAGTGTATATGCAAACATTTACCCGGAGCCTGATGCCAAAGGGGGCACCATAACGATTGCTCGGCGCATTAATCAGAAGAAGACAGCTGAGTTTCAAAATGCGTTTGCCAAGAGAAAGCTCGGCCCCGACAAGAATATCCGCTCTCCGAACTTTAATACCAATAAAAGGAATATGTCGACTCAAAGAATAGTTTATGAGACAATAACCATCCCCCTTCCAGTTTGGGTTAAGGTTAATTATGAAGTAACAGTGCGCACAGAATACCAACAACAACTCAACGAGTTAATAAGACCATTTTTGACTGTTCCCGGTAACTCCAGGATGCCCAAGAGAATTGAAAATGAGGGGCACTATTACGAGGTGTTTATTGAGGGTTCCTTTGCCAACAATTCTAACCAAGCAGACCTGGAGATGTCACAAAGAAATTACGAGACCACTATTAATATAGAGGTACTGGGATACCTGATCGGGGAAGGCGAAAACCAAGAAAGACCTAAGATTGTTACCCGCGAAAACGCTGTTGAAGTAAAGATTGGACGCGAGAGAGCAATCATGGGTGATATACCCGATACCATTAAGGATGGATTTTATAGAGAATAGTACCATTCAAACTATTTAACACTATTTACTTTGAACATTTCCACTTGTGTAGGAGAACGTAACGAATGTCAGTAAAAAATTATAGATTTGTATCCCCTGGAGTTTTCATCAATGAGATTGATAACTCCCAAGTACCTGCTTCCCCTGCTGGTATCGGCCCGGTGCTGTTTGGGCGCGCCCCGAAAGGCCCGGCTTTACGACCTACCACGGTTAATTCATTTGCGGAATTTGTTAATATCTTCGGCTCACCGAGCCCGGGCAATATAGGCGACGACGTCTGGCGCCAAGGCGCCAATGCGAC